CGTGCCCGGCGTCGAGGAGGTGGCCCAGGTGAAAGAGCCAATCCAACCCCATCGCCTGAGGAGACTCGCGTACGAAAGCAAGTCCTCTTCAGCACCACCAACCTGCCTAGCGGGAATAACCCCGGCCTTGGGGTCGATGGTGAGTGTCATTGTCTGGTCGACACCAATACCATTGGCGAGGCTGGACGTGTCACGCACGACAATCGGGTTTGCACCCTGGTTGCCGACGGGACGCGACCAGCCCAGCACCTTGAAAGCAGAGGCAAACCCATCACCAACCGCCTGGACAGCAACGCCGATCGGCGCCAACGGGGTAGCCTGCAAAGACTTGCCCACGTTGGCGACGGCCGTCGCCACGGTTTCAAGCGACCCACCGCCTTGCGCCGCTACCTGGGACTCGTCCCCAGCAGCAGTGACGTATGGCGACGGGTTATACAATTCAACATCCTCGAGCCATGCATACAACATGACCTGGGGTGTACCAACTGAACCACCATCATCGCGGCTCAGCGTGGACATTGTCGCAAAGTAAAAGAGCGACGTGCCCACGTAGTTGCCACCCGTCTGGTGGTAAATCGACATCGTCGGCATCCTGAGGGGGAAGCGCAACACCAGCGGCTTAGGCTGGCATGCGTCAAAGAACCCACCCGGGGTGATCGACGACAGGCGAGGGACGTTATTCAAAAGAGACGCCCCATTGCCAGTCGACGGCACGTTGACAATGCACCCCCAACCAAGCCCGTAATAATGCGGGTTCGTTGAGGCTTCGATTCTCACACAGAGAGTCGCACGCACGGCCTGGTAATTGGCCATCTTCTTTGAGATCGACGTCGTCATGACGTAGTTCGCAAAGGCGTCATAGGAGTATGTGTTGCCGGCTGATGGCCACGTGAACGTTGTCAACATGACTGGCCGAGCAAGGTACTCCTTGATCCCTACGTCTGCCTCGGAGCGTCCGAGGGTGAGGAGCGGGATATTCTCCTCATATGCCACACCCCCAATAGAGGTGACGTCCGTGACGTCACCAATGTCAGGGTTGACAGCAGCTGAAACAACTTGATTTTGATTAGAAGAAGCAATCGGTGTAAGTTCAGCAAGGGTGTACGATCATCACCCGAGCCTACGCGCCGTAACGACGGCGTACATGCGTTCCTTCGGGGGGGCTGCCCCCATGGCGAACAACTCCGGGACTTAATCACCCGGATCCACCTCCGCGGCCAGCATCAACGTAATGTGGAAGACCGCGCGTTCAGTGCCATGAAATCGTGCTAACAAAGTCACATGCACCTAGCTACCCGCTAGGGTCGCGCACACAGCGCTGCTGCCTATATTTAAGGTCCCGGCCAGCTGGGACCCGGCCGAGCCGAGCTCAAACGATCCCGCCAGAATCCCACGTGGAAAACACTCCCAACACATAGGCCTCCTCGAGATCACATGCACGAGGTGCCAACGCGGCGCCGTACCGCACACACACTTCGTCGGCACACCGCTCCCACCTTGAGTGGACAACGGGCCCGTGCATCCACGCCTCGCGCACGGCATTCCGCCAGCACTCGACGTATGTGGCAACATCCAGCTGCCCGTTCTTCAGCGCCTTAGGGTAGAGCAAACTCTTTGCCATACTCTCGACAGCCAAAGGCGCGTACACAACGCGCGCACCTCGCAAAACATCCTCACGGAACCCCCTTTTCAGGAAGGTCACAGGGTCATCAAAGCTTGGGGCAACATCCTTCGACACAACACCAGTCAAGACAACACCGAACCGAGCATACAAACAACAGTACCGTTGCGGATCAAACCACACAGCATCACTCTTCACACACATGACAGTGTCATCTCCGTAGTAGCGCCCCTGGGCGCCGCCACGAACAGCACGGTACAATTCTCGTGCAACGGCGCGCCGCGCACCAGCCGCGGCACGCTGGTACGCGACGAACACTTCGTCCGTGGTCGAACGGACGTGCAGCTGGATCGTGTGCTCGTTGTTGTACCACATGACGACGGACTGCAAAACCGACGTCAATACAGAGCCACTGCAGAAAATGCCATGGGCAGTCCACACATCACCACGCCACTGGCAGTACGCCCAAATGGTCGTGGCAAGCAGCCTCGCAGTCACAAACATGTCAATGGCAGTATACCCACCCAACTTCTGCGCAACATAGCGCACCAGCCTCTCAAAACTGACCATGGTGGGGTCGGCCTCCGACTTGTCAAGCTTTTCAGCATCCAAGGCAATCGGACGCCCTCGCGACATCCAGTCCTTCATGTCCCTCCAATCCGGACCAGTAGCAGACATCCCAACCATGACCCCAAAATCGCGGCAAGCGATGAGGGCCAGGAGGATGGGTCCCAGGTACATGCGGTCAAGCACAGAAAAGGCAAGGCTGGTCTGACAATAGACCATCCTCCCCGGCTTCGACACGGGCAAAACTTCATCGACCTTCGTATTCATGTTCAACACACGCACAACAGGTTCACCAGAAGCAATTCGGGCACGCAGACTCGCAACAGCGTTCAGCAAGTGAGGAGTCGCGGCATATTGGCCGTCAGCCCCCTGCACCACATACGGCTTCTTGTTTGGGCCGTCAAGGCCCGCACTCGTCGCCATGTTCATGTTACGCCAAACGCCGGACACCCCGTTGAGGGCACCATCCATGTCCAATGGCCCCCGCGGCCCGGCGTAAGCACGCCCAATCCATTGGTCAACAATCTCACGAGCAACCTCATCGGTAGCCTCAGTGTCAATCTCCGCAAACCCGCTCACGTCGGCATCGGCGCGCTTCTCGGCGACGACGCGCACATGCAACTCCATAGGAGAAACATTGCGCTCGTACACCTTGCTGTAGACGGCACTCCCGTCAACAGAGCGGTAGTCGCTCGCTCGCACACCCGCCAGCTCTTCAACCATCCGTACATCGGGGCCAAGCACACGACACGTGCCAATCCCACCAGTCTTGCACGGCTTCAAACTACACACGTAGTTGAAGCCGCGCGCAGCATTGCACAAATCAGGATTCATCTTGAACATAGACTTGGCGTGGGGGACAGTCGTCACCTCGGTGACCCCACCCGCAGTCTCATAGAACTTTCGCACATCAACAATGGTAGCAGGATCAATGCAGGCGCGCGTCACAGATGCATCAGCGTCAGACCAGGCCTCCTTCGGGAAGCGCCGCACTATGGCCGTCGAGCCATCCGCAGCGCACACACTGCCATAACACCACTTTTCAGCTTCACTGTACAACACACCGCCGCACATGCCAGACGAAGTAGCCCCAAGGAGAACACATGATGTAGTCTTCTCAGTATGATATTCGCGCCCAGACACCGGGTCAACACACTTCACAGAGCAGGCGGCAGGGTACGCAACAACAGGCACACGTCGCACGGTGTCACTCACCATGTCATAGAAGCTGTACGTGCACGCGCCCTCAGGCGGCGCGAGACGCTGCGCATAAGCAGACAATGAAGCCGAACCAAGGGCAGGCAAATGCACAACAACAGAATCAAGCTCGGCACACTTGGTCACCTGGCGTCCCTCCATCACTTCACGCACCGGCGGACAGCCAGGTCTGACCCAACTGAACACGAGCCCAGGTATGCCATCATGGTGGCCCACAAGGTGGTGGGGCATGTACCCGGTATTGCGCGCGACAGTCACGCCGGAGGCTCGTCGCAGCCTCCCGCCAGCAGTAGCAGAAGAAACGCCAAACAGCGCCTTCTCAGCATCCGTCATATTGCCGGGCGCGACAGCGTCACCAACACAAGCATATGCCAACGGCGCGACGGCCTCAAAGTTCCCAGCCAACACATACGGCCTCGCCGATGCGCCGCCCTGCATGGCGCGCATGGCCATGTAGGTTCCAAGGATCGCGGCCGCGGCAGCGAGACACGTCAAAACGCCGACTTGCGTCAAACGATCATAGGCGTCGAAAGACTTCTTCAACTCGAGGCCCCGGACATTGCAAGCAATCATGGCACGCGACGACACGTCGCCAGCTGCACTCAACTGTGCTCTAATAACAGGGACACACATGTCGCGCACAAGCATCCACCGCCGCCACCTCCACGCAAGTTCAACGCCGGCACACGCCAAAGCAAATCCAAGCCACAAACGCATGAACCATGCACCCCACGACTCCTTAGGCCTCTCAAAGGTGCCGCCCTCGCCAGCCGCCGTCGGCATGGCTGGCACGGCTGCAGAACCTAAGGGAACACCAGCCTCGCCAGCCCCACACGAACACACTACACGTTGCACCTTGCACACGTCACAGACGTCACGCAGCGCCTCACGCTGCGACGTCCGGAACAGCCTGCCGCGCGTGATACGCCACTTCGCGTATCGCAGGTACAGCTTGGCCGCCTCCTGCACGGTCAAATTCTGGCCACCCCACCGAGGGTCGCGCACGTTATAGAGGGGGGCCTTGCAATTCATCCTGTTGTTCGCACTAATCAAAGGCCCGCAGGCAACTCGCAC